CAACATATCTTACTCCACACAGCTGGCCCAAACGGAAAAGCAGGTTGGTCTTCTTATGAGGATACAATCGCTCTGATGAATACACTGGCTGTCTTACGCCACCTTGTTTCTTTCGCAGAACAATCTAAACTAGGCAGCATACTTTATGACATGCAGTCAACAACTTCCCTTCCAGGTTTCACTGGTGATACAAGAGGCGGTTTAGAGATCGGACGCATTCATACTTTTGAGGAGTGGGGTGGTAAAACTAGAAATGTCGCTATAGTGGACTACTGGACTCAATTAATGTTGACGCCACTTCACGATACGATATTCGATCTTCTTCGGTCTTTACCATGCGATGCGACTTTTGACCAGGACGGAGCCTCAGAGCAAATCCGTCAATGGACTCGAGGCTTGGGAGTGGGTATTTACTCGGTTGATCTCACTGCTGCGACTGACCGTCTTCCTGCCTTATTCCAAGAGCAAATCCTTTCACTGCTGTTAGGAAATGCTACTCTTGCTTCCTCTTGGCGGCAAATGTTATCTGAGCGTCACTTTAGAACAGTAGACGGACAATCTATTAGATATGCTACAGGTTTACCAATGGGCTCTAAGTCTAACTGGGCTATGTTGGCCTTGACTCACCATGTGATCATCCAGATTGCTGCTCAACGAGCTGAGGTCGATGCGTACCGGTTATACAAAGTTTGTGGTGACGACTCGGTTATTACAGAGACATCTGTTTACCAAAACTATCTTTCGATAATGTCTTTACTGGGTGTAGTCATCAACCATGATAAATCTGTAGTCCATTTAGAAGGATTACTCCCTGCAGCCGAGTTCTGTAAAAGGGTCTTTGTGGCTGGTGTTGAGTATACTGCTTTACCAACGAAACTGATTGTAAAGACAGCAATGAATGGTCGATTAGCCCCACAATTACAAAATGAGCTCACAAAACGTGGTTCAATAGTCCCTCTTTCTGTGTTCTACCAATTCATGGCTGCTCTGATCGATCGTGAGTCATTGGAGTTCTTAGGTATACTTAACGTAATCCCAACTGACCTTTCAGGTTTACTGCAGCAGTACGAGCCACCAGGTGACTTAGCTAGGGTAGAGTCATGGTTTCCCCGCTTTAACACAACGATGGAGACTATACGTCAGGCCTACCTATATGTAGCGGTTACTGAACAGCTTAAGCGACTAGATACTTTACTCCGGCAAACTGACCTAATACGAACCGCTATCAGTGCTAATGTGACTGGTTATGCTCGGCCCGACTTCAATACCAAGGTGAAACTGGCTTCAGGTGAACTTCAGGCATTGTCTGAGTATCTTGGTCTCAAGGTAAACGACATGCACGCGGATCACCCAGTAGTAGCAGCCTCCTTTATTGAGTGTGATCGAATATCACAATTGCTTTCTGCCTTACGATCTGGGCAAACTGATGTATCTGCCTCAGCCCTGCAGCGTCTTCTTGATTCATTCCGTAATGCACTGATTGATGCATGGTCAGCGGATGACGCAGCTCGTGCACAGGCAGATCGGTCGTTAATCACACGTACAATGGACACTCTAGGTCTAATTATCAATCTACCTGTGACTGACGATAGAGGAAGACCAAAAGACCGACGTCTAGATTTCACGGTTATGTTGGCATATGTTAGTCGACTGTGGTCCGTCTCATGGGTCATCGATAAAAAGGTTCAGATTAACTCAGTCAAGTCGCGTGTAACCTCCGTCCCTGAGGTAGCAGTTGCTACAGCTTCTTCCGTTTTCAGTGCTTTCAAGATTGCTAATCGTTTCTCACGTACTCGAGACACTAGGGCCACTTCGCCAACTTATGTTGGCTCAGCAGCTCAATCGTCCGCCCAACCAGCATCTATAGTACCAACTGACACTTCTAGTAAGGGTTAGAGGTCCGGTTACTAGGAGACAATGAGCTACCTTGATAACAGATCTTAACTCCCTAGGGGTGAACCTTCTAACGTCCCTTGGCCTAAGCATATGCGCAATATTTGGAAGC